TAAGAAAAGAGAAGAGTTGTCGAAGAAGCTTACGGCTGAGGCTCTAGAAGAAGGGAGGTGGATGTGCCCTAGCTGTAAAGCTATCCATCATTTCGATTCTGTAAGAGGGTGTTGTAACGTCAAGTGTTCATTCCAAGGGAAGCTTGAAAGGGTTAGATGATGTCTATGTTTCAGATAGATTTGAATAAGGAATCTTGTGCCGTTTTATTGAGGTGTCTAAGTTACGGAGAATCTGCAGTGTCTCAGAAAGAGTTAGAATCAGGAGTGGCTAGCCTTATACAGGTTAATATTGAACTAATAAGGTCTCAAATCTGTAGGGAACTTTCCCGAACTATTATCCAAGAGTCAGTAGAGAACGAGGACTAAACCTATGCCTAGCACTACCAAGAATAAATCCCCATTGTCTAAGAGAGTCGGAAGTCTCAAGAAGAAACCTACTGAACCTTTCTGGAAAGGTCCTGAAGTAGATGGGATTACTCAAAGTATGTTGGGTAATTTCTTGAGCTGTAGGGAGAGATTTCGAATCAGAGTAGTAGAAGGAATTGGTAAGGCTAAAGGATTTGTGAAGGCCATAGAGTACGGGAACATGTGGCATATCTGTGAGGAGCATCTGGCCTTAGGTCAAGACTGGGTGAATCCTCTGAAAGTCTATGCAATGAAGTTGTCTACCAGATATCGAGAATCTTCTGTTGAGGTTGATAAGTGGTTTAACATTTGCCTTAGACAGTTTCCTCACTACGTTGCTTACTGGAAGAAGCATCTAGACGTAGTACATCGTAAACCTTTTCTCTCTGAGGAGAATTTCAGGATTCTTTATGAACTTCCTTCAGGTCGTGTTGTCACTCTAAGGGGTAAGATCGACTCAGCAGATGAAGTAGGAAAAGGAAAAACCCCGAAGATATGGCTCCAGGAAAACAAGACCAAAGGAGATATCAGGGAGGATATTATTGAGACTCTCCTTATGTTCGATATCCAAACTGGATTCTACATGACGGCTCTGGAACAGTATCTGATTATGGAAGGTAAAGGTAGAGAGAGACAACTAGCTGGAGTTCGCTACAATGTTATTAGGAGACCGCTTAGTGGAGGCAAAGGGAGCATTCGACAGAGAGAAGCTACAGCGGGCAGTAAATGTTCTCTTAAATCCTGTAAAGTAACCCCATTCCGAGGTTGTCCTAAGTGCAAGGGTACAGGGAGATTCGGAGGCAAGCCTGCTGAAACTGCTGAGTCATTCTATGGTCGCCTTGAACAATACTTCCGCGATGAGCCTGAAGGGTTTTTCATGAGATGGAATGTACCATTTGCTCCTGAAGATATTGAGAAGTACAAAATTCGATTTCTAAATCCTGCACTAGAGCAACTTTGTGACTGGTGGGAGTTTATGCTGGCGGTGTACGGAGAAGGAGGTACTGGAAATCCTTTCGATGGACTTTGCAAGAACCACTGGCAACATCCTTACGGAGTATACAACGTGATGGATCAGGGAGGGATGACAGATATGGACGAGTATGTTATGACTGGCAACCGAGTGGGACTCGAACGAATTAAAACCTTGTACCCTGAGTTGGAGGAAGACTAGTGGCAACCAAGCTGAAAGGTCTGAAACATGCTGTGTTGAGAAAGAGGGTCGAGAAAACTCCCCATAAGAGAAACTCTGAAAAGTCGAATTAATAGAATCTTCAGAGAGAAAGCCAAAGCTAATGCCAAGAGCCAATAAGCAACAACCTACAAAGAAGAAAGCCGCGAGACGTAGGTCAACTACAGGACCTGAAAGGCTCATTCAACCTATTGAGTTTGATGAGGGTGTCAAGATTACTATGTACGGAAGGAGTGGTACTGGTAAAACAACTCTCTGGAGTACGTTTCCTAAACCAATCCTTGCTATCGTTTGTTCAGGAGGAAAGAATGCTGGAGAACTGAGATCAATTTCAAAAGCTGACCGTAGGCAGATAGATCAGGCTCAGATAATGAGTACTGACGATCTGAGAGAGTTGATAGACTACCAGGATGGAGAAGGAAAATATCGTACAGTGGTTCTAGATCATGCTACAGGACTACAGGACTATGCTCTCAGAGAGATTCTTGGTATACAGGACTTACCAGCTCAAGGTTCCTGGGGTATGGCTAAGCAGCAGGAGTGGGGTCAGTGTGCTCTACAGATGAAGGAGATGCTAAGAGCGATATTGAACCTAACTTGTAATGTCGTAATCGTAGCTCAGGAAAGAGAGTTCAATACTGATAGTGACAGTGATCTGATCATGCCCTATGTAGGAGCCGCTCTAACACCTTCTGTGACAGGATGGTTGAATCCTGCGAGCGACTATATAGTGCAGACGTTTATCCGTCCAAGGATGGTAGAAAGGACCGTAAAAATCGCAGGTAAGGCGGTTACTAAACTTGTCCCGGGAAAGGGAGTAGAATACGTTATTAGGACGGGACCTGACGCTGTCTATACTACGAAATTTCGATTGCCAAAAGGTACACCACTGCCAGATGATATTGTTGATCCTGATTACGGAAAAATTCTCAAACTCATAGAGGGGTAGAGACAATGCTAGTTTTATCAAGGAAGAAGGGTGAGAAGATTGAAATAGGAGACGATGTTGTGATTACAATTGTTGATATTCGTGGAGATAAGGTGCGACTTGGAATTGAAGCTCCTAGGAAAGTTACAGTTTATCGAAAAGAAGTTGCGGATAAGATTAGGGCGACAGCTAAGTGATTTTGCGTTTTCCGTTGCCTGTTTTGTTCCCGTCAAGAAACAGAGCAGGTGACTCCCAAGGGTGGGTAGCTCGTTCTCTACTACTGGCGGGCTACCCACTTCTTTCTATTAACCTTGAGAGGAATTTGAGATGCCAAAGAAGTCTGGAAAAGGCCTCGCAGCCCATTTAGGATCAACTCTGGCTAAGTCTGTACAATCCCATAAGGGAGATGAAACTAATCTTGGTCTGGTTGATCTTCCACCTGGCATTAAGAATGGAATTTGTCAGGTAACAGATTGTAGATTCTCCCAGTACAAATCAGGACCAAATGAGGGAGAGTATTTCTTCCTTGCTGCAGGAACTGTCATTACTCCTAAGTCTGTAGCTACAGAAGATGGAGTGATTTCGGTTCAGGGTCTAAGAACGCAGATAATGCGTCCTGTCTGTGACACTAAGAATCAGGCTGGAAAAGTTACTACTACAGATGAGCATGTTAGTTGGATTCTGAACGAGTTTCGAAAGCTAGGTGTAGATACTAGCGAAATTGAGGATGATGATCTGGAGCAGGTTGCAGCTGATCTGAAAGAAGCCAAACCCTACTTCCGTATGAGTACAACTCAAGGAAAACCAACTCCCCAGTTTCCTAACCCCAGGACCTGGGAGAACTGGCACGGGAGTAAAGGACTTGAGGATTATGATCCAGAAGATGCGGATGAGCCTGAGTTTACTGAGACTGAAGAACCTACTACTGTAGAAGTAGAAGCTTCAGAGGATAATGGAGACGTAGATGAGAATGATCTTGATGCTCTCGCTGCTAATGCTCAAAGTGGTAATGAAGTATCGGGAGCCAAACTTGAGGCTCTTGCTGAAGAGCTTAAAGTCAACGATGATGCTGTGACTGCAGCAGAAACCTGGGCTGAGGTGGTTGGTATGATCCGAGAAGCTCAGTCAAGTGAGAAGGACGATAGCCCTTCTGACCTTCAAGCTATTGCTGTAGCAGCCGATGAGGAAGGATTAGATGCATGTGGACCTATTGATGAAGCTTGTGAGCCATTGGGAATTGATTCAACTGAGTATAGTAGTTGGGTAGACGTGCTAGCTGCTATAGCAGAGGCTACAGAAAGTCATGTAGAAGAGACTGGTGGAACTGATGAGGAAAAATGGAAACCTGAGGTTGAGGAAATCTACTACTACAAGCCTCCACGGGCTCAGAAGTCCCACGAGTGTGAGGTTAAGACAGTTAATCAGGCTGCTTCTACTGTCACACTAGAGAGACTCGATGATAAGAAGACATTCAACAAAGTTCCTTGGGATAAACTCTCAGGAGAATAAGACATCCCGAAGCTTCTTGTGAGAGAGAGAAGTGACTGCCAGGAAAGACTAGCGTCAACTCTGAGGCGAAAACTGGATGGGGAGCGAGTGCAACCCCGGGTTCTTGTAGACTTCCCCAGTAAGGGGAGAAACATGAGGGATATGGTGCTGGTACGGAAACAAACAGTGGACCTAATCGAGTCTAGACACACCTAAGTCCCTTCAAACTAAGCCGCTGTCAGTCTTGCAACAACGGTCCGGGCCTACCTGGTGTCCGTAAGGCTGGACAAAGCATCTTAGTGCATTGCTGAGAGGTTCATAAGCCAGAGACTGGCAGTGGTTTTTATCATGAAGAAGAAATCTCTAGGACGTAGATGCATAGCCTGTGGAGGATCAGGAGTCAGCTCCAAGGGACGTACCTGTGCAAGTTGTAAGGGTAAAGGTTATGCCAAAGTCAGGAAGAAAAAATCCTCTAACAAGTAAGTTCAAAAAAGCTCTGCAGAGGGAATGGAAAAGACGACCTGAAGTCCTGCTCTGTCCTAACATCCCAAAACCTATGCACGGGTTAGCTCCTAGAGTAGTTCTGGGACAGAAATGGTGGGATAAGACTCGTCAGGCTGCTTACACTTCAACGCTCTACCACTGTATAGCCTGCGGAGTCTACAAGCATGATGCTAGAGGGCACAAGTGGCTAGAAGGGCATGAGTGGTATGACATCGACTATGCTAAAGGTCGAATGGTCTACGTTGAAACTATCCCTCTATGTAACTACTGCCACAGCTACATACACGATGGACGGTTATTAGCTCTCCTGAAAAGTCGAGAGATCACGGCTCAGAGATATGCTGCAGTAATTCAACATGGGGATAGGGTTCTAGCTGCGGCTGGACTACAGAGGATGACTCATGCTGAAAGGGATGAGGCTATAAAACAGCTAATACTAGCCGGTAAAGTAGCGGACTGGGGACGATGGAGACTCGTAGTTGAGGGGAAGAAATACAAGCCACTCTACAAGTCTTATGAAGAATGGGAGCAAGCTAATGTCTAATGATCAGATCATGAAGATATCCCTTGATACTGAGACTACAGGGATAGACTTTCATCATGGAACCAAACCATTCCTAGTGACTACCTGTAATGAGAAGCTAGAGACTAGCTGGTGGGAATGGCATGTCGATCCTCTTACAAGAGAACCTCAGATTCCGACAGAGGACCTCGATGAAATAGACGCAATTATCCAAGAGGCTGATGAGCTAGTCCTTCATAACACTAAGTTTGACTTCAAAGCCCTACAGAGTGCCTGGCCCCATAGTGAATGGGAATTTCCCTGGGACAAGGTCCAGGACACTCTCATAGCCTCTCACATTATTGACAGCTCTCCCCCCCATACTCTCACAGTCCTGTCTCTAATCCATCTACAACTCAACATAAAACCCTGGGAAGATGAGATTGAGAAGGCCGTGAAGGAGGCCAAGAGAATTGTACAGGACAAATATCCTGACTGGATGGTAGCTAAGGTCGGTCTTTCCTGTATGCCCTCAGCCAAGGAGAAGGTTTGGAAGTTTGATATGTGGCTTCCAAGAGCTGTTGCAAAGGCAGAAGAGTACCCTAAAGATCATCCCTGGTGGCACGTTCTATCTGACTATGCTAATGTAGACTCATCAAGCACAATTCAACTTTACGGAGTATTGAAGAAACTTCTAGAGGAAAATGGTTTGTGGGAGATATATCAAGAACGTCTCAAGCTTCTTCCGATAGTGTACGAAATGGAGACACAGGGGATTACGGCTAATGAAGAGAGTCTTGACGAGTTGTATGAGGACTACAGAATTGAGTATGACGACGCTGGAAGAGCCTGTACAGAAGTTGCTAGTGCGTTTGGTTATGAATTAGAACTACCCAAGGGAGCAGTGAATAATTCTCTGAAATCTTTTTGCTTTGATGAAGACAAACTTAGCCTGCCTGTTGTAGAGAAGACCAAGAAGGGAAAGCCTTCTATGGACAAACAGGTTAAGGCTGATTGGCTAGATATGGATTTGTCAGAGGATCAGAGTAAGTTTGTTGTAAACCTTACTGTTAGAGGTAAGCGATCAACGTCTCTTGGGTATATGGATAGCTACAGAAAGTTCTGGCTGGATACGAGCCAGGGAAGTCCCTGGAAGATTCTGTATAGCTCTCTTAATCCAACTGGGACCTCTACGCTTAGATGGTCTAGTGAACGTCCTAATCAGCAGCAGATCAGTAAGCTGATGGACGAACACGATAGAAATCTCAGGTATGCTTTTGGTCCAGCTCCAGGAAGAGAATGGTGGTCAATAGATTATGATAACCTGGAGTTGAGAATTCCTGGGTATGAGTGTCAGGAACCTGCGATGATTGAGTTGTTTGAAGAACCAGATAAGCCGCCGTTCTTTGGAAGCTATCATATGCTCATTGTCTCTATTCTCCATAAGACGGACTGGAGCCAGTGCGTACTAGATGGAGGGTTAGAGAGAGCAGGAAAACTCTTCAAAGCTAGGTTCCCTTTGAAGTACCAGTGGACTAAGAATGGTAACTTCGCGGATATGTATGGAGCAGTTGAGAAAGACTCCGGATGGGGTACGGCTGATAAAGCTTATCATGTACAGGGTGCTCAGAAGATAATCAGGAAGAAATTGACTAGAAAAGCTCAACTCAACGATGAGTATATCAAGTTTGCTCAAGAGCATGGATTTGTAGAAACTCTGCCTGATAAGACTGTATGTCCTGAGAGGGGTTATCCTCTTCAGTGTGTTAAGAATGCCTGGGGAAAAGTCAAGCCTACAGTTCCTTTTAACTACCACGTGCAAGGCACTGCCTGCTGGGTAATAATGAGGGCAATGATCAAATGTCAGGTTCAACTGACTAGTTGGCTAGTAAACAACTTCAAAGCTTTCATGACTATGCAGGTTCATGATGAACTCGTTTTTGATCTACCTTACGTACCCCATAAGAGAAACCTTCCCAAGATCAGAAAAATTCGTAAGCTGATGGAGTCCTGCGGAGACGATATTGGAATTCCCCTTACCTGTGGAGTATCTTATCACCCAGACAACTGGAGCCAGTCAGTATGAACCTCGAAGCATTGAAGAGATTTATTTATTGGATAACTGAGAGAGAATCTATCAGGAGACTCAAGGAAGAAGGGAGAGAAAAGCCCTGGACTGAAGATAAGATTCTCCAGACCTACAGATTCTGCAACGTACGTCGAATGGATGACAAGGTCTCCCAATGGCTACTCAATAATTGGTATGAACCTAACTTCGATCATCCTAATGCTCTAGTTGCCTGCGGACTTGCGAGGTTCATTAATCTCCCGGAGTCTCTTGAGTTGATTACGTCTCTTGTCTTTACCGACAGTGGTAATCCTAAGTGGGCAAAGATCAAGTCTGTATTACGTAAGAAGAAAGCTGTCGGAGATAAGATATTCAATGGGGCCTATATGGTCCGTGGTAATGACGGTCAGGACAAGGTTGAGAGTGTGGTAGAGTATTACTGCAATCCTCTAGCCAAGATCAAACCTTACACCGACTCAATGGAAGAGACCTGGAATAGAGTCCAACAATCGTATGGTATGGGCTCGTTTATGGCGGGGCAGGTGGTCTCTGACCTAAGGTGGGCGATGGGTGGAGCCTGGTATGATTGTACCGAATGGGCTCCAATGGGGCCAGGCTCAAAGAGAGGTATCAACCGCCTGTATGATCGACCTAAGAATGACCCTCTCAATCAAAACGAGTTTCTCCACCGCCTCACTCAAGTCAAGACTAAATGTTGCCTGAAAATCCCTACGGAGATTACTACTCGACTGGAGATGATAGACTGGCAGAATTGCCTCTGCGAATTCGATAAGTATGAAAGAGTCAGACTTGGAGAAGGCAAACCCAAATCCCTATACCTTGGGGTCTGACATGGTCATTCAAATCAGAGGGACAAGTGGTAGCGGAAAGACCTGGGTGATGAGACAAGTGATGGAGTATGCTCTAGGGGGTAGTCTACAACCGCAGTACGTGGAAGGTAGAAAGAAGCCTCAACACTACTGGATAGACGATGAGCTTGGAAATGAGTACGTAGTGTTGGGACATTATGAAGCAACTTGCGGAGGGTGTGACAACATCGGAAGTGCCCCCAAAGTGTTTGAGCTTATTCAGGAAGTAGAGAGAATCTACTCTCATGTAGTGATATTCTGTGAGGGACTCCTACTAAGTGAAGACTCAAAGTGGACTCCTCAGATGGACGACGTTCGGGTGCTGTATTTGACTACTCCCGTAGAGAAGTGTATTGAACAGATTAAAGCTAGACGGGAAGCAGCCGGAAACACTAAGTCTCTGAACGAATCGAATACCCGGAATAGGGTAGTCGTCATAGAGCGTTCTCGGGTAAAATTGAATTCTGCCGAAGTCATTACGAGACGGTGCCCTAGTAAGCAGGCTCTGTCTGTGATACAAGGCTGGATTGAAGATTTTCAAATCCCCTTCTAGGGAGAAAATAAATTGAAACCCTTAGGCGTAACGATGGGTAGTGGTCAGCTCATAGTAAAGAATGTAGATAACATAAACGTGAGGTTACCAGAAGACTCTTTTATTATTAGTGATCCGCCTTATGGAATAAATTACAGGAGTGGGTCTAACTCATCCAGCTCGATTAGTTCAACTGGAAAGAGATTCACGAGAAAAGTCTTAGGGGACGACAAACCATTTGATCCTTTGCCATGGTGTACCTATCAGCAGGTCGTGTTTACGGGAGCCCAGTACTATTATTCTCTGTTACCTAGAGGCGGAATGATTCACTGTTGGGACAAAAGGGGCAACTACAAGCCTCTAGACCAGGCTGATGCGGACCTAGTGTGGATAAAAAATCCCAGTAAACCGTTTAATAGATCAAGGGTCTTCCATCTAGCTTGGAGGGGTATATGTAGACACTCAGAAAACAGAGACAAAATACTCCACCCTACTCAAAAACCTGTAGTTTTAATGGAGTGGATGATAAAAATGAGTGGGGCTAGGCCTAATGACATAATTGTTGATCCCTATATGGGTTCAGGAACAACTGGAATAGCTTGTGTTAATTTAGGAATGAGGTTTATTGGGATAGAGGTTGATACTGACTTGTTTTTAATAGCTTGTGACCGTCTGAAAACACATTATGCAAGGAGCTATAATGCAAAGTGAAACCGATTGGATCGGAAGAATTGATGAAGATGAAACCAATGGAGCCGCTGAACGCTATCAGTATTTTATGCGGCCAGAACCAAGAGAAGACCTTGGGCCGATTGAAGAGGTAGAGGATGAGTATTTAGGAAAGAAAACCAAGGTCAGAAGTATGGCCGTTGGTATGGTTCGCAATGCTAAGGACGAAAACAAGAAGCAGGTGAGAGTCTACTTACATCCGTTTCCTCATATCCGACTAGACAAAGGAAAGCCTCTTCAGGGTTGGTACAAAAGTCTTCATGAACCTAAGGGGGTTAGACCAAGGCCATGCTTCACTGAGGCTATTCTGACTGAACCTTACGGTGGGTATTGTGCTGTTGGCTGCGCATTTTGTTATATCAATTCTGGGGTTCGAGGTTATCGAGGTACTGGGCTTATTACTGTACCACTCAACTATGGAGAGCAGATTAAGAAACAGCTGGCTAAGACTTTCCGATCAGCGGCAGGATACTTCTCAAGCTTCACTGACCCGTTTACACCTCTTGAGACTTATTATCACAACACACAGAATGCAGCTCAGGAGTTTGTTAACTTAGGTCTTCCAGTCTTCTTCCTGAGTCGGCTCCCATACCCTGAGTGGGCTATCGATCTGCTCAAACAGGACCACTATAGCTATGCCCAGAAGTCTATCAATACTCCAGACCCTGATGACTGGAGGCTTCTATCTCCTGGAGCTATCTCCCTTGAAGAGAATTTCGATGAAATCAGAAGACTCCACTCTGAGGGTATCTACGTTTCTATACAGGTCAATCCTGTAATGGCTGGGGTAACTTCTAACCGACAGATTTGCGAATTATTTGTAAAGCTCAAGGAAGCTGGGGCTGATCATGTTATCGTTAAGTTTGTTGAGGCGGGGTACAGCTGGGCTCCCGAAATGGTTCAGAAGATGTACCGTCGATTTGGTAAGGAACGTGGAGCTGAATTCGAAAGACTCTTCACAGAGAACATTGGGGGGCAGAGAACTATTGAGGAGGATTATCGACTGAAGGCTCATCGACTCTTCCGTGGTCAGGCTCGTAGATTAGGTCTAACTTATGCTACCTGCTATGAGTATAAGTATGAACGAAATGAGAGTGGAGATGTCCTTAACAAAACTGGAGTTTCGATAGGTCGAGAGTTTACTACTGCAGATCAGTGTCATGGACAGAAAGTTCCGATGTTTCAGAGACGTGATGCGAACGATAGATTTCAAGAGGTAGAGGAATGTCCTCCAAGCGGATGTCTCCACTGTGCCGCAGAGAACGCTGGAGAGCCTCGATGTGGGGATGAACTCGCAGGACAAGCTCAGGCTCTACAACTCAAGGACCTCAAAGTAATGTTCGAGGTCTAGCATGGACTACAACATCTATGCGTTCGCAGAGGAGCTTATTGACACTGGAGACCTCGATCCAGTCTACATCCTTCTATGGGAGGCCGATCTTGAACGCGAGAAACTACGTCGATGGCTGTTGGCTTATTGGTGCTGCTATCACGTGGGAACGTCCTCTTGGGTAGTTGACCAGCCAGACTACTGGACAGCTCTAAGGGCTGTAGCAGGTTCGAAGGAGTACCCAAGATGTCGTGAGAGACGACACTGGAGAGGAGAGAACGCAAGGAAGTCAGTGGAGTGGTTAGCTGAGAGAGGAGTCCAATATCTCTTCAAACCCCTCTGGCAGTCTTCTACTGCTGAGGACGTAATGGAGTGGGTCCAGACGTGGGTAGGATTTGGACCTTGGATATCCTTCAAAGTCGCAGATATGGTAGAGAGACTCGCGATAGCTCCGCTGAAATTCTCTCCCTCAGTTGTTCTGTATGATTCTCCTAGGAAGGGAGCAGCAGAGATGTTCAGGAGAGTTAATCTAGGTAAGCTAGAGAATAAGGGACCGCCGATAGATTCTGTCCCAGAGAATCGGGTGGGGGAATGGGCTCTAGCATCGATTTTAAGGGGTCTAGCGTCGCGTCTAGCACCTCCTAGAGGAGAACGAGAGGTATCCTACCCAGAGGCCGAAACTGTCCTATGTAAGTGGAATGCGAGCCTTTCGGGACATTATCGTCTGGGAGAAGATATTGAGGCCTGTCGCAGTGGTCTTCTCAGGTTCGCTAGATCGAAAACATCACAATGTCTCCTAAGGGGAGGCAAGACTGGAGGATTGTGGGATGCCTAGAGCAAGAGGCAAGTTGATAGCTCAAGGAATGTTGAGACA